GCAGCTCTTGATAGTGTACAGGCTTGTCGCCCTTGCGGTTGCCTTTGTAAGGCTCAGTGACTGCGTAGTCATTTCTAAAGTTAGTCTTACCAGTGATGAACAACTCAAAGTCTTCGGTCTCTAGTTCCTCACAGATGGTTTGGATTGTCTCGCCAAGCATATGCCTAGCGAGAGCAAACCCCTCATCGTTGTACGCAAACCCTATGCGATACGTGAGGATGTCACCGTCAATCAGAGCGATCACAAAGCTTCCTCTGTCATCTCACCCTGAGGAACGTACTCAATCAAGTCAGTAACTGTTAAGCCACCAATCTTAATCCCAATAGACCAACCAGTACGCTTAGTAGGTGCGTGCATCCACTCAAAAGCTTCTGCTTTTACGTCAGCCTTAGAGCCATTGGCTACCTTACCACCAAAGATAGTGCCGTCAGTGAGGTATGCAGCGATAGGAAAGTTAGCTGACTTAGCAGTTACGAAGTAGCCCTTCTCATCGCCTTTGGTTCTTACGTTTACACCAATGTCTTCAAGCGTAGATACTTGCTCAGGACTAAGCTGACACAAGTCAACTTGATACTTACCAGACATCTGATTCTTCTCTGACAAAGAAGCCCAGTAAAGGGTTACGTTGTCTAGGTCTACAGATACTTTATTCATACGGTCTTCTCCTTAATTGTTTCTATAGAAACTTCTTGATATGCTACATATTATACAGCAAAAAGAAGTATATGTCAATGCGTATCGTACCAACTATTACCAATCTTGGACTCAGCGTCTACGCGAACTCTGAATCCTAGCACTTCCCCTGCCTTGGTTGCTGACTCTTCCATGATTCTAGCGACAGCTTGTGATGCTTGCTCTTTAACCTCCATCTGTATCTCATCGTGAACGAATGCTACTTGCTTTACATTAGGGTGTAGCCCTTCCTGCCTCAGTCTATTGTGTATCTCAACGCACCACTGCTTAGCTATGATTGCTCCACAGCTTTGGAGTAGCGTGTTGAGCGCGGCTCTTGCTGATCTGATGTGGAGTCTTCTACCGTCAAGTCCTTTGATTGTTCCTTCACCTGCGAGTGTACCCACGAGCGTCTGCAACTCTCTAAGCTTTGGCGTGTTCGTGTAAAAGTTCTCGAGTATTTGTTCACCTTCTTTTGCACCTCCTCCTACGATTGCTCCTATCTTAGCAGCACCTGCACCATAGAGCGTAGCATAGATCATAGTCTTTGCCATGCTTCTCTCTGGTAGTCCTGCGGCTAGTTGGTTCTTGGTATGGATGTCCCCCTCAAGTAGTTCACGAGTCCAGTCTTCGTCTCTCATGTAGTGTGCTAGACAGCGCAACTCAATACCACTCAAGTCACAACCGACAAGCTTGTAACCTGAAGGTACTGTCCAGCAACTACGGCACTCCTTGCCATACGGACTAGACACTGACGGTATCTGTCCCATGTTGGGACTGCTGTGTGTCATGCGACCAGTCACTGCACCGTTACTAATCACTCGACCATGCACTCGACTGTCTGCCTCTGCTTTATCAAGCCAGCTCTCGACCAAACCTACGCGCTTCTGAAGCATAAGAAACTCTGCAACTAGCTTAGCCTCTGGCAAGTCTATCTCAGCGAGTGTGCCTTCATCTACGACTGGCTTGCCTGTCTCTGTAGTACGCTTCCACTTAACACCAAGACTCTCGAGACGCCTCGCTACTTGCTGTCGTGAGCCTACGTTAAAGACCTCGACATGATCCTTCAGACGTTTGCCTGTCTTCTCACTCCACCGTTCAGTTACGATAGGCGGGAAAGTTTCTTGAAGCTCGTCTTCGATCTTAGCCATCTTACCTTTGAGATCACACAACAGATCGGTAGCGTCCTTCATGTTTAACAAGAAGCCGTTTCGTTCCTGCTTGCACATCTGAATAGCAACAGCGTGTTCGAGATCTATGGACTGCTGAGAGAAACCTAAGACCCTTAACTCAGTAAGTAAAAAGTTATATAGATCGCGAGTAAGATCAACATCACGTTCACAATATGTGACCATCTCATCACAAAGACCTCCATCAAAGTCATCAAAGTCAATCTTGCCATCGTCACCTCTCAGTCGTTTTCCCCAAGCCTTGAGTGAGTGACCGCCTTCGATGTCTGGTTTATACAAACGAGACATGACAAGCGTATCAATCACCTGAGATGGGTAGAGAGTAACACCCCACACATCACGCAACACAGGAGCATCGAAACCAATACCATTGTGCATGACAACAGGCGCGTGTTTGTTTAGGTAGTCCTGAAGTAGTCCTTTGTTGTCGCGCGTCCACGTAACAAAACCATTCGCCTCATCCCAAGTAACAGCGCACCAAATAATGTCATGGTCTAGATTAGTTTCAATGTCTAGTATAATCACACACTCTCCTTTAAAATGTATTTTTTAACAAATTTCTCAGGACTTGGGCAAAAATACCACTTGTTTTTACCAAGGACTCTCCAACGATTCCCGCTGTAACCAATATGAAACTTGTTGTTTATAACAAAACCATTACTTATTTCTTCTACGTAAACCCCTTGCTTTAAAAAAGCTAAATGTAAACTAAGCCTTCTAGCTACTCTGTCATACGGGTTATTGTACGGATCTTTTCTTCTTTCAAGTTCATCACGAAGCTCTATAGCCCTGTCGTATTCTTTTTGAACCTTTAAAATTTCATCAGTATTATCTACAATCATAAGCTATCCTCTAATGCGTGTTCGGTCATTCTACCAGTGCGAAGATCATAGAGCAAGTCACAAGCCTTACCTGTGAGTCCACTGAAGCGGTTCTTCAGCACACGCACATGAGTTGTGTTGCGTACTTTTGGATCATCAGCCTGACCGTTACGCTCAAGACCCAACACCATATCACTAAGCTGTGCTATTGATCCACTGCCTCGAAGCTGTGACAGACTGGTAGCACTACCTTCCTCGTGACCTTTACCGTCTGGTCTCTTCAGGTGAGACACCAACAGCAAAGCTATACCTGTCTCCTGCACTAGCATACGTAGCCTAGTCATTATTTCATCAAGGGCTTTACGCTCGTCACCAGCGCCTTGTGCAGACACGACAATCGAGACGTGATCCAAGAAGATATACTTGCACCCAAGACCTTTTGAGAGATAACGCACACGATTAATAATATTATCGACACTTGTGCTACCAAAATGATCAAACAAGTAGAGACGACTTGTTCCAAGAGTTCTTTCATAAGCTTCAAGCTTTTCCTCATCTGTTGCCTCACAGTCTGGCAGGTGTAGTGGCTTGTTAGCAGCGAGAGACATGATACTCAAGCCAGTTCTGCGTGTACTCTCCTCAAGAAACAGCAAACCAATACTGTCCTCTGTCTTCTGTAGGATGTGCCACACAATCTCACGGACAAACTGTGACTTACCTAACCCACTACCTGCTGTAATCGTGACAAGCTCACCCGTGCGTATGCCGTAGGTCAGTTTGTTCAGCCCACCAAAGGGATACATCACGTCACTAGACTCGATAGGTTTCATGACCAGATCAAACAAGGTGTTGCCCTGAATGATACCGTCTGGTACAAACTGATCAGCACCCCACCAAGCATCACTAAACTCTTTGCCTAAGTTGTCAACTAGGTAGTCGCAAGCATCCTTGATAGGTATGTTGTTGATGCTAGGTCGGTGACGCATCACTCGAGCTTTACCACCAAACAACTCAGCCACCTCGTTAGTAGCCTTCTGTCCTGCCTCATCGTTATCAAAGCAGAGCACAATAGACTCAAAGCTGTCGAGCCACTCGTACTCTTTCTTACAATCCTTGAGTGCTGATGCCGCTCCGTTACGGATAGACACGACAGCCCACTTAGATCCAAGCATCTGGTATGCGGCAAGGGCATCCATCTCACCCTCGACAATCGTCACAAACTTACCACCCTTCTTGAACAGGTGCTGTCCGTACAGTGACGCTTGCTTCCACTCACCATTGATGCTGAATGATTTGTCTGGTGTCTTGATCTTCTCGGCAACAAGAGCGCCAACGTGATCACGATACTGGAATATATAATTACTACCTTCAGTAACGCAACCGTATGTGCGACAGGTCTCAGCACTAATGTTGCGAGACGATATTGACCTGTAGTTTACTTTCTCTTTCGGTTCAAACTTAGCCACTGCGTTCACGACATTACTCCCTGTATCGTCAGCTTTCTTTCTTGTCTGGCACACAAAGCAATGACTCCAACCATCCTCATTAATGGCTCGACCGTCACTACTGCCACAGTCATCGCACGGGATATGTGTTTGTAAAAAACTCATGTGGATTACTCCTCAACATAAACTTAATGTTCTTAAAGGCGTTTGCTCTGTGTGGATCACGACAGCTCTCTTCGAGTATATCAAAAAAGAAATCCAGAGAGACATCTTCAGCAACACGCCCTGCTTCCATAAGAGTATGGTAGCGATGCGCTTCTACCATTTCTTCATAACCATCCATAAACATACTCCATAGTTTCTATAGAAACTTTAGTTGGTAAAGATAAATACTAATAACAATAAACTCTACAAACGCTGACATACTACATAGTATACAGGACAAACCAAAAGCTGTCAAGACTCCAGATTAAATAAATCATCAAGGTCATCATATCGTATGTCGAGTTCACCATGATCTTGCTCTGTCAAGAGATCATCACGCTCAATAGTGTGAATACTTCTCTTGACATAGCTGTAGCAGTGATTGCACATATCAACAAACTCTTGGGTATCAGCATACTTTCTAGTGGCTTCGAAGTCACTCAACGCAACATCACAGATTACACATCTCATAACGCGCCCTCTAATCTTAGGTCTTCGAAAGCCCTGTCAAAGGAATCGAATATGATCTTACCTGCCGCTGTCGGGTCTTTAGCACACCATGCCTCAAACACAGCTAAAGTATACTCATCCATACCTTGTATTGAATTGAAAGTATACTCCCCACTGAACAGCTCAGCTCGCCAGTTGCGGTCGTCACGCATCAAATCAACAAACTTGTTCTCAGCACATTCGTAGCAAAGTTCTGCATCTTCGCTGACTTTGTACGCACAATCTCTACAAATATTAGGATTACTCATTTTCATTCTCTCCAATCATCGTTAGAAAACCAGACTGCAAACAAACCCACAGTCACTACTGTTGCCAACACTATATCAAATAATTCAACGGTCATACAAGCTCTCCAGAAAAATATTATCGACATTCTTCCATGTCATTGGGCGACCTGCCTTAATCCAGTCAAGGTTTTTTTGTGTGTAATAATTACGATACGCCACTTCTGTGTCGTCATCCTTACACTCATCTGGCATACACTGAGGTGGTTTAGTGAACATAATATCAGGAATGCCCGTAGGAGGCTCTGAGAGAGCTTCTGAGCAACGCTCCCATGTTTTATGTACCCTACCATACCTTTCGGTGTACTCGTCTGAGAGAGCCTCTAAGAGCCTGTAAAGCCATAGGTACTGATAACGACCAGACCTAGCCCAGACAGCACTCGGGTGATTTTTGTGTGTAGTTTTGTATGGTGCTGTACTACCAAGCTCGTGATGAGCGGTACTCAACAGCTGTGCCGACTCTAATATCATCTTGTTAACGTGTACATCGCAGTGCATTTTAGCACACGTCCAGACATTCCTGTGTAAATAAAATATATTCATGTCAGATTCTCCATAGTTTCTATAGAAACTTTTACTCTACGCCAAGGTACTCATCCCACTCTTCAGGTGTGATACCAGACTTTATAAACTCACGCTCAGCAGGGCTAAGATTAGG